TGTGTCTTTCCGCGATCAAATAAACTTCGATAAAACATTGTCGTTTTTGAAAGTGCTTGCCGCTGATTCCAGCAAATTAGATGGCCCTAATCCGTCTATGTTTTTACTTGATGAATACCATGCGGCTAAAAATTCAGGTTTGAAAGATGTACTCCAATCCGGGCAGGGTATGCGTGATGATCCGATGAGTATCATTATCACTACCGCCGGTTTTGATAAATTGGGTCCATGCTACCAGTTTCGTGAAATGTGTACGGAAGTGTTGAAGGGCTTGAAAGAAGATGATACCCTTTTTGCTTTGATTTATGCTTTAGATGAAGGGGATGATTGGAAAAATGAAAAAGTGTGGGGCAAGAGTAATCCTAATTTAGGGGTCACAGTAAAGCCTAAATATTTGAGGGAACAGGTTCAAAAGGCAATAAATTCTCCTTCAGAAGAAGTTGGAATCAAAACGAAGAATATCAATATGTGGTGTGATGCGGAAACTGTTTGGATACCGGATCACTACATCCTTAACGCTTCTGCCAATCTTGATTTCGAGCAATTCCGGGACATGGATTGCTATGCAGGTATTGACTTATCAAGTACGAGTGATCTCACCTGTATGAGTTTTATGTTTCCGACTCAGGACAAATATTACTTTAAAACCCTGTATTATCTTCCAGAGGCGGCGCTACAAGAAAAACGATTTAAGGATTTGTATGGCGATTGGCGTAGGCAGGGATTGATTACCATTACGCCGGGCAATGTAACGGACTATGATTATATACTCAATGACCTGATGCGTATCCGGGAGATTGTTTTCATTCAAAAAGTGGCTTATGATGCATGGAACGCAACACAGTTTGTTATCAACGCCACAGATCAGGGGTTGCCGATGGAGGAGTTTTCCCAAGCATTGGGAAACTTTAACCGTCCCACAAAGGAAATGGAGCGCTTGCTATTATCCGGACGGGCAGTGATTGACAACAATGTCATTAACCGGCATTGTTTCCGCAATGTGATTATGGCACGGGATCGGAATGGAAATACCAAACCGTCGAAGCAGTTTGAAGAGAAGAAAATAGACGGAGTAATAGCCAAGCTGGAAGCCCTTGGCATTTATCTGATGTCTCCGCGGTACGGGGAATTCTATTAACTGTCGGACAATTTTCTGGTTAGATGGTAAAAGGAAAACAATGAAAATACCAATTCTAAATATTGAGATTAGAAAAGCGTCCAAACAGGAGGTATCTAATATAGCTGCTTGGAGTTCCGGTGGAAGATCGCTGTTGTTGAGCCGTGATAAGCCAATGTTGCTTTCTACTGTTTATCGGTGTGTGGACTTGATTTCTGACAGTGTGGCTGTCTTGCCATTAAAAACCTATCAATTGGATGAAGAAGGTTTTAAGAAGGAGTGTAAATGGCATCCGGCTTACCATGTTCTGAATACAGAGCCTAATGAAGACATGACCAGGTACGTCTTCTTTAAAACATTGATGGCCTCAGTCCTTTTAACAGGTAACGGTTATGCCTATATCGAAAGGGATGGGACGGATTTACAACTAATCTATGTTCCTTCTTCCCAAGTAGGTATAGAATGGATAGTAGATGCGAAAGGCATTCGTAGAAAACGTTACAGGATTACAGGGTTTAAGGATCTGGTACAGCCTAAGGATATGATTCATGTATTGAACTTTTCTTATGACGGAATCATTGGGGTGTCTACGCTGACCCATGCCCGGCAAACGCTGGGTATCGCCTCTGACAGTGAGGCGCATGCCGCAGGATTCTTTAAGGGTGGCGGTAACGTGGCGGGTATCTTGGCATTTGAGGGCCGCTTGGATAAAAAACAAAAAGACCAGATCTATGAAACTTGGGAAAATCGTACTTCTTCTGTAGGGGGGAAACCCAATGGCATTGCTGTGCTTGAAGGGAATATGAAGTACCAGCCGATCACTATCAGTCCCAAGGATTCGCAACTATTGGAGTCCAGGGAGTTTAATGTGGTGGATTTATGCCGTTTTTTCTCCGTCTCTCCTGTTAAGGCTTTTGACCTGTCTAAATCGAGCTACTCCACTGTTGAGGCTACGCAGCTTCAATACCTGACGGATACGGTGCTGGCTGTCATTACCAAGATTGAGCAGGAGATCAATCGGAAAGTTTTTCTTAAATCCGAACGTGGCCGGATATTGGCTGAATTTGATACATCGGCAATTTTGCGTACAGACAAAAAGGCGCAGGCCGCATATGCAAAGGATATGTTTTATGTTGCAGGGATGACACCCAATGAAATTCGCCGGGAGAATAATTTGCCCCGATTAGAAAATGGAGATAAAGCCTTTGTGCAAGTCAATACACAAACATTAGATTGTGCGGTAGCCGACCCTGTCATAGATAAAAATTCCAAGTTGTCCGACAGTTCTGTGGTTAATGAAGAAAAGGATTGATTATGGATGAAAAGAGAGAAATAAGAAATACTGCCTATCAAGTGGTGTCAGACGAAGAAAAGCGCACCGTTGAAGGGTATGCTTTGCTTTTTGGCGTGTCTTCGGACGGTTTAAGTTTTGAAGAGGTGATTGAGCATGGAGCTCTGGATGGTGTTATTGAGAAAAGTGATGTATTTGCGTTGCTAAACCATGACCAAAGTCGGGGGATTCTTGCCCGATGCAATCGGGGGACCGGCTCGTTGACATTATCTATTAATAGCAAGGGATTGAGATACCGTTTTGAGGCCCCAAAGACTGGGCTCGGAGATGAGCTGATGGAAAATATCCGGAGAGGCGAGATCACCGAGAGTTCTTTTTGCTTTGATGTAGAGGAAGAGACTTGGGAAAAGAAAAGTGATGGAACATGGAAGCGGACAATATTGAAAATAGGTCATTTATATGATGTCGCGCCTGTATATAATGCCGCATATAGCAAAACATCGGTTTATATGAGAGGCAAGGAGCAGGCCGAAGAAGATTTTCGTAAACAGGAAGAACAGAGAAAATCCAGAGAGTTGGATGAATATTACGAGAATATAGAAAAATTATTTAATAATTAATTTAACGATTATGCCAAGAGAAAAATCAATTACAGATTTAAAAGACGAAAGAACCCAGCTTTCTATCCGTGCTAAAGCGATAACTGATGGTGCGAGAGCCGAAAAACGCATGTTAAACGAGGGCGAAAATACGGAACTTGGAGAGATCCAGTGCCGGATGACTGACATTAATATGGAGATTGCAACCAAGGAGGCCGAGAACAGAGGTAAAGGGACTCCCCATGTAGAACCCGGTCAGGAACGCTTTTCTCTCCGTCGTTCATTGGCCAACTATATTTCCGGACAGGGACAGCATGATGCGGATGCTTCCGTTATTGAGGCGGCAACGCGCCTGCATAATAGCGCAGGGGTAACGAGGTCATCTCAAAATTCATTGGTAATCCCGATGAGCTTGGAGAAGCGGGCAATGTTTACGGCGGCAACCGAATCGGCTACGGGAGTGGTCATTGATCAGGAGCAGCAGGAATTGTTGCTGCCGCTTCAATCCTCTTTGGTCTTGGCTCAGGCGGGAGCCAGATTTATGACCGGTTTACAGGGGGATATTTATTGGCCGAAGTATAGCGGTTCCAATGTTTTCTGGGAGGGTGAAAACGCTAAAGCCAAAGACGGTGCCGGGCAATTCAGCAAAGGTGACGCCTATAAACCCAAGAGACTGACGGCTTATGTTGATATCTCCGAGCAGTTGCTTGTCCAGGAAAATACTTCGGTTGAGGCAATTATTCGACAAACGTTGGCTGCTGCTATTGCGCAAAAGGTTGAGCAAACCGCATTTGGTACGCACGCTCACAATGATAATACGCCCGACGGGCTGTTTCAGACAGTGCCGGCCATTAACGGTGTCATGGATTGGGCTAAAATTGTGGAGTTGGAAACCAATGCGGATATCAACAATGCGCTCTTTGGTAATTTGGCTTACATTATGCACCCGTCTTTGGTAGGTAAGGCCAAAACTAAAGTGAAAGATGCTTCCGGTGCCGGAGGCTTCATTTTTGGCGATAAGGGTGAAGGTACTCTTAACGGATATAAAGCGCTTCGCACCAATAACCTGCCTAAAGGCTTGCAGACCGCTAAAGATGAATTCGGCATTGTTTTTGGTAACTGGAATGACTACTTTATAGGTCAGTGGGGAGCGCTGGAAATCAAAGTGGATCCGTATTCCCGCATGTTGGAGGGAGTTGTACGTTTGGTGATTAATTCTTATTGGAATATGGGTATGATTCGCCCTGAGTCATTCTCCATTGCCTCAATGAAGTAAGCCATGAAGTACGTATCGTTAGATTTGGCGAAGAAGCACCTTTACATCGAAACAGAATACACCGATGATGATAGTATCATTGGTGTATATGTTGCCGCCGCTGAAGGGGCTGTAGCTAATCACATACGTCGGGAGCTAGATACGCTGGAGGATAGCGAAGGGAAGCTGCCCGACCCTATTCTCTCAGCTATCCTTCTTGTTGCCGGAGGTTTGTTTCGGGATCGGGAAGTCAACTTTGTCGCGGAACGGGCGCGGGACAAAGTCGGTTTGCTGGACTATTTATTACAACCATACATTGATTACTCCAAATGAAAGCGGGACTGTTACGTGAGATTCTGGAATTCAGGGAAGAGGTGAAAAGCCAGGACCTGAACGGTTTTGTATCCAATAGATATGAAACGGTGTTGACTTGCAAGGCTTCGCGCCGGAAGATGTCTGCTGTTGCAGACAAGAGCGGAGTGAATGCCATGGAGCAATTTATCGGTAGTATTATAGTATTTCAGGTTCGGAATTATCCGGCGATTAAAGAAAACCAGAGGGTTGTTTATCGGGGAGTGGAATATGCGATAAAGATGATTGATCCACAAAGAGATAACACGCTTGTAATCACACTTGAAAAACTGAATATATGAGTGATCTTTTTAGTAGACATATCCACGATTACATATATGGGAAATACGTAGATGCCAGAATGGCGGGTAGAGGCAAAGCTTTTGAGTTGACTGTTTCCTCCCTGTCTCAAATAGAGATGGCGGTTTCTGAATTGGGGGATATTGATAAAGATAAAGCGATAAGGGCAGGGCTCAGAAGCGCCGGCGGCTTCTTTGCCCGTAGGGGTAGGAAACGCTTATCAGAGCGTAGCTATAAAAAAGGTCGTTTGACCAAAGAGGGGCGCAAAGCGTTGGCGGCTCATAATTTATACAATGCTTTTGCCGTGCGGGTGAAACGCCGTAGTCTTGGCGCTGTGGTCGGCTTCAATTACAGAGGACATCACGCACATTTGGTAGACAGAGGGACGGTGAAGCGCCCTCACCCGATTACGGGAACTTCCGGTATCATGCCTGCTAATCGCTTTTGGAGTGATACTGCCGATCAGGATTGGAAGAAAGGTATGGATATGATGATGGCTACAGTTCAGCGAGCGGTTACCCGGATAATGATGCGGCAACAATAGATACTAATATGAACAAGTTTAAAGTAACAACAGAGGTACGGGCTATCTTGCAGGATTCTTTGGGTATCAAGACAATGGTAGGTGATAAAATATTTCCGTTGGTTGCCCCGAATGGAACCGAGGGGGATTTTATTATATATCAACGGGATGGATTCAAGCAGGAGTACACCAAGATGGGAGTTGCCCGTCAGGTTCCGACCATATTCGTAACTGCCGTGAGTGATAATTACACCCGCTCCCAGGAATTGGCAAGTCTTATCTATGATGCTTTGGAGGGGGATTTTGTAGATCCGGTAATGAAAATCAGGATGGAAGATTCTACAGAGGATTATGAATCCGGAAAATATTTCCAAGTCTTGCAGTTTTCAATTGATTGATATGAAACGTAAAACTAAAATTTTAAAAACAATGGCAACAAAATTAGATTCCAGCAAAGACATTTATCGGGGGGAGCTTATGCTTTTCATCGGTGATGAACCTATTGCTTTTGCTTCCAGCTGCGGGTTGGATGTTTCAACAGAAGAGATTGATATTTCTAATAAAATGATGGGGGACTGGGCCGGTTCGCTTCCTGGGAAAAAGAGCTTTACCCTGTCAAGTGAATCATTGTTAACCCGAAAAGAAGGTGCAATGAGCTTTGACACTCTTTTGAGTAAGCAGATAACAGGTGAGGTACTTGACTTTTTCTTGGGAAGCTCTGCATCTACCGATAAGGATAATTTCGGTGGAACTTTCACTAAGGATACAAAGCAAAAGAACTATACGGGTAAAGTAATTATCACGTCCTTATCCATTAAATCAGATAATGGACAGATTGTTTCATGCAGTGCTTCTTTTAAGGGAATTGGCGCCCTTGCCCCGGTTGAGCCTGTCGGGGTGGGAGGATAAGAAATACAATAATGATGAATATCGAAGGCGGTCCGTAGATGGCCGCCTTTTTAATTAATAAATTGGATGGAAGCAAGATTGACAATAAAGGCTGTTATCCGCTGGGAACAACTCAGGGGTAAATCATTTTCTTTAATGGACTATTCAGATAAAGAGGATGTAAACGCATTGTTATATACCTCCACAATAGTTGCTAAAGGAGAAGTATATACGTTTGATGTTTTTAAAAAGACACTATCCAACCGGAAATTGGTTCGTGAGATGGTATTGTCTTTGGAAAATAGGATGTCTGTATTGGCCCAGTTTCAAAATAAACGAGCTGGTACAGATAAGATCAATTCCGATACCACTCCGGGGATGATAGGCAATATCGTGTCAACGCTTATCATGTCCGGTCTGGATGCTACATATGCATTGGAGGAAATGGAGTTGTGTGATTTGCCCATGTATATTGAAGCCTATGAACGTAAACGTAAAGAAGAGATGGAAGCCAGCCGGTTATGGACATTCTTTACCATGTTGCCGCATATTGATTCCAAGAAGATGAAAAACGGGGCTATGGACCTGATAACATTCCCATGGGAGGAAGTAGAGGCGGCCAGGGAAGCGGAAAGAGCAATAAATGAAGATATAGACCGCTTCGAACAGTTTATGAAAGAGGGTAAGAAACTAATAAATAAATAGTATGGCAGGTAGATTATCATTTTCGATTGCGATAAACCTCCTGACTGAAAACTTCAAGAGAGGTACGAATTCCGTTAAAAACGGTCTAAGAGTGATGCAGATGCAGGTCTTAACTTTTGCGGCGGCACTGGGTGCCGGTGGATTGGGGTTGAGCAACTTTGTATCCCGTCTGATCGATGTTGCCAGGGAAACCAGCCGGGTTACCAATGCTTTGAAGAATGTATCCGGTAGCATGGCCCAGTTAGCCGATAACCAGCGTTTTTTGCTGGACATGGCGAAGAAATATGGTATTGAGATCAACGCGTTGACCGGGAATTACGCTAAGTTTACGGCTGCCGCTTCCATATCGGGCATGTCTATGATGGATCAGCGGAAAATATTTGAGTCTGTGTCCCGTGCAGTAACCGCATTTGGGATGAGTGCGGAAGATAGCAACGGCGTCTTTCTGGCATTATCTCAAATGATGTCCAAGGGAAAGGTTAGTTCAGAGGAGCTTCGTTTACAAATGGGAGAGCGCCTACCTATCGCTCTGCAAGCCATGGCAAAAGCCGCAGGGGTATCGGTAGGGGGGCTTGACAAGTTGTTAAAGCAGGGCAAATTAATGAGTAAAGATGTTCTTCCTAAGTTTGCTGAGGCTCTTGACAAGATGATTCCCAACGTAGATACGGATAATTTGGAAACTTCCGTGAACCGGCTTAAGAATGCATTCACTGAATTCGTGAATGGAACGGAAGTACAGAGCAAATATAAAGCCTTGATCGATTGGCTAACGAACGCGGTAAAGGTGGCGGCTGACAATATAAGATCGGTAATTACCTATACGGTTGCCGCCATCATGGTTATGGTAACAAGCCGGTTGGTGAATAAAATACTTCTGTCGATATCCCGGGCTGAGTTGGCTGCTAAATCCGCTGCACGCCGGGCGGCTAAAGATGCCGGCCAAAAATTCAATGAAATAGCGTGGAAAGCACAGAGAACTTCTGCCTCCATTAAAATGGCGTTCTCTAAGGCCGCCATGTCGATTAGGGCAACCCTGATATCCATGGCTCCTACGGCTATATTGACGGTCATTGGGGCTGTAGTCGCTAAATTGTATAATGCCTATCGGGAGTCAAAGCGTATAAAAGGGTTATTCGATGAATATCAGAAACGAATGAATGATGTTCCCTCAAAAACTCCTGAAGTAATCAAGATTCGCGCTCTGCAAGAGGAATACAATAAGACCAATGTCACATTATCAGATAAGAAAAGAATTTTAGCCCAGATAAATGGGATTTTAGGGACTGAATTGAGTGTTAATCAAGACGTTAACAAAGTTATTGAAAAGCGTATATCATTATTAGAAAGTGCAGCAAGAGCCGAACTGGCTGCTAAAGAGGTGGCTGATAGCGAAAATGAATTAGGAAAGATTGGTGGTAAATCATATAATGGCAAAACGATACGAAGTATGGCTCCGGACTGGGCGATGGCTCGCGGGGATTTAGTAAAAGAGGAAAGATTTAAAAAGAAATACGGTGTGCATACCCAAGATGCTTTAGGCTGGGAAAACGGGCTTAAAGATGACTTGAATGCATTTATCGAACACGCCAAGATACTAAAAGACGCTAAAGGTCGATTAGGCAAGGAGATTGCTAATTCTGTGGCTACGGCTGATTCTACACCTCCTGAACCTGATTCTAAAAAGACGGAACTTCAAAAGGCCGAAGAGAAATACGCTAAATCCTTAAGGGAATTGGATGCCCGCCGGGAAGTCGAGAAGATGTCGGAGTCGGAATATTATAAAGCTGTCGATGAACTCGGGAGGAAGATGTTGATAGAGGCCAAAGCGTCAGGTGACAAAGAGATACTTAATAGCAAATATCTCAAAATGCTTCAGGATGTTATTGATCATCCTTTATATGATGAGGCGGCCGCAGAGATGGAGAAGGTGCAGAAGGAGTACAATGATAAGGTTAAAGAAAATAAAACCTTGCTTTCAAAAGGACTTATCTCTCAAAAGGCTTTCAATGAAAATCTTGCGGGGCTATCGGTTGAGGCCGCTAAGTCTGCCGCAAGCATTAAAGGAATCGGTGAGAGGGCTGATGCTTTTATCAAGGACATGCTGGATCAGGCGATATCACATATCCCATCCGTGAAGATGAAATCACGCGATACCACTTTTGATTATAAAAAATCAAAAGTGGATGTTGCCTCTGAGAATCTTGATAAAGCAAAGGAATACGCAAAAGAATTACAGGAACAGGCAAAGAAAGTAGGTAAGGAACTTTCGGATGAACTGTCAAATGCGATAGCCAATGTCCCTACTTTGGAGGAGGCTTTGAAATTAGCTAAAGTAAAAGAAGACGTGAAAAAATTCACTAAGGAGCTGGATGAATCGCTTTACTCAGGGATCAAGGATATCGCTACAAGCTCCGATCGTGTCGTATCGGCCTTTACGAGCCTTCGTGATGTGATGAATGATGTAGATGCAACGGGATGGGAGAAAATCATGGCCATTTGGAATGCAATGATAAATACGATTGATTCTTTTACGTCTATAGTTCGTACTATTGAGAATATATCAGTTTTGGCTAAAAAGTTGGCTGGCGCCAAGGAGGCACAGCAAGGACTTGAGAAAAGTACAGCAGGAACGGTTGCAGGAACAGTTGTTAAAATAGCCGCAGATGAGGTAGCGACAAAAATGGAATTAGAAAATAGTCAGAAGAAAAGTGCGGCGGCTGTTACAGAAATGGCATCGAAGAGTACAGCGGCTTATGCGGGAATACCTTTTGTCGGGGCGGCTCTGGCGGCGGGACAAATAGCGACAATGATGGCTATGATAGAAGCAGCGAGAATTAGCGCTCCCGGATTTAATTCAGGGGGGATCTATTTAGGGGGCACATCTTTTGGAGATAAAGGATTGGCGCGTCTGAATAAAGGGGAAATGATTTTGAATATGACCCAGCAATCTAATTTGTTTGATGCTATCAACTCTGGTAATTTGGGGAGTTCAAATAGGGTCCAAATAGAATTTGGGAAAGCCAAGGTGCTCGGACCGGATATTCTGCTCTCCATAAATAACACATTAAAAAAACAAGGAAAGAAACCATTATGAGCTACGGATTGATTTATACGATTCCTTTTGCAAGTCTCCGGAATAAATCTTGCATTATAGAAATAGAGAAAGAAGGGTATGTGGGGGCTCCTACTGAATTAGTGGGGGCTGGAAATCCATTTACTGTAGATATCGATGATGATGATTTCTTATACGTCCCGTCCAGGTTCAGTACGGCCAATATCCGGATAGTAGGTTCGGATTATTTGCAAAGTTTGTTTTCCACAGCTTATCAGCAATACCGTGTAACATTTAAGCGTGATGGCGTGGTAACGTGGTGTGGCTTTATCAAGCCGGAGTTGTACACACAAGATTATAGCAGTACTATATTCGAATTGGAACTTGAATGCGTCAGCGCCATGTCCGCTTTGGAGTATATCGATTATAAACCCAAAAACGGGACAGAAAGAGGGTTTGTAACTTTATGGGAATTATTAACCCGTTGTGTCTCTGAATCTCGAGGCTGTTATTCAAACGTATATATTCCACATGTTTACGCAAAGGATAAATCGAATTATACGGCTTGGACAAATGTTCTGAAGGACATGATGATAAGTGAACAGAATTTCTTTGATGAAGATGACAAGCCAATGAAACTAAAAGAGGTGCTTGAAGAGATATGCAAATTCCTCAATTGGACTTGTGTGGATTGGAGGGGTGATCTTTACTTCGTAGATGTGGATCATGCAGGCGATTACTATAAGTATGCGTTGGACTTTTCCGCATATGCAACCGTGAGAGGATTTACTATCAACGTCCAAAAAGTTGGCTTTAGCGGCGATAATCATACGCTCGATATTTTGGGCGGTTATAATAAAGTAACAGTAAAAGACAGTAACTATCCGGTTGGGAATTTACTTCCGGAAGAGAGTTACGAAGATGCAAAAGTTCTTTCGTCACGTTTAAATACGAATAAAGATAGAAAATGTTACCGTCAGTTTCTTTATCCGAAAAACTGGAACATGTATCTGTATGATGGCGATACGGTTATCACCAATGACGATTTAGAGTTACGTGCTTATGATGCGCATAAACTTATAGGAGGAATACAGGAAAGGTACTGCAATTATAAAATAGTGGACGGTAAGCCGGATATTTCAGACTATTCGTTTACAAATGTTATACAAGCCAGGTGTTTGGGTGCTGTCGGTGACTTATCAATGATAGGCGGGCTGGAACTCTTAACAAAGATAATGGATTTTAAAGGTGCGTCCTCAGTGTACGAATCAGGGGCCTTTGCTGTATCTGGAAGCTATAAGACGATAGCGGATATGGATTTGATTCCTTGGGACAATAGCCGGGGCACGTACATGCCGTTGGCTGCTTGCCAATTACGGATCGGTAATAAATATTATGGCAGTACTAACGGATTGGCCCCATTCGCATGGTCTGCAAATCCCAATTATTTTTTTAGACTTCCCGCCTCCGAAGAGAATAACAAAGCCCGATTAGATTATGTATCCATTGAGAACCAAAAAACAATATATATGCCATATAAAGGTGTTTCAGGCGTAATAATCCCTATTGATACCCTATTATATGGCGAGCTTGAATTTACTCTTTACGCATCTAAAATACATAATGCTATTTTTATAAATGGATTCTTGTTAAAAGACTTTTCCTTTAAATATGGAAAGAGCACCGAGGCCGAAAAGACTACCGACAATACAGACCGTTATTATGAAAATGTCGTTAACGAAGACTACATTAACGAATTAGACGAAATCGAGTTTAAAATATCCAGTTACAACAATGATGGGGCATGCTATTCGAAAGTGATGATAGGAGAGGACTATCTTCGTGATAATTTGTATTCGGTACTGGTTGACAGGGCTATTCGTCCGGAGGAGCATTTAATCCAGCGTATAATCAATCGATATAGCACTACTCGTATCAAGCTAACACAAGAAATAGAAGAAACGATTGGTTTAACTCCTATTTCCAGACTGTCGGACAAATCTCTGGTTAATAAGATATTCATTAATGCCGGAGGAAGTATCGATTATAAGATGGAGCAGTTCCGGTGTATTATGATAGAGACATGAAAGACGTAAAGATTAAAACTACATCCATTCCTGCGAAACCCCGGTCAAAGAACTATCCGGCTGGGGCTGTTATCACCCGGACGGCTGGCGGCATTACTGTTAACGGCGGAGGCGGTGGAGGTGCTTCGGTTGACATTGTAAAGGCTACCGACACAAAGTCATTTACCGATAGCAACGTACTGTCATCGCTCCGAACGCTGTTAGAGATTCGTTCGCGTATCATTGCTTCATCGGATACCGCCACAGAGTTAACCGATGATAATACGCTTTCTTCGCTCCGCATTTTGAAGGAGATAGATGCAGCGATTAAAGAGGCTTTGAAGAAGATAGATGATCTTTATTTAAGCAAGGTAAAAGCGGATATAGCTAGAGAGCCTATCACTTTCCTGAAAGGGCTGTTTGTTGGTGATAGGCTTACATTTATCAACGAAAGTGGCGACGCGGAATTACAATCTTTAGTTGCCCGGATGAAAGTTAAAGCCGCTACATTGGAAGTAACCGGTTCGGCCAATGTTGGCACACTCCATTCGGAAGGGAATATTTCAACAGGCGCGGATATTTGGGCAAAAGGTGATACGCATACTTTAAATTTACTCGTTCAGGCACTTGCAAAAACATACGATCTGAATGTTGAGCACGTCGCAACCCTGTTTCAAACCATAGTCAAGGACTATATCAGTTCAGAAAGATTCATCCCCGGACTGATGGGTGAAGGGATGAAGCTATACAAGGCTATCAATGGGGATTGGAACCTTGAAATAGATAATGCCGTAGTCCGTAAGGCCATGACCATTTTTGAACTTATCATTTCGAAAGTTCGTGCGGTTAACGGCGGTCTGGTAATTTCATCCGCCAACGGGCGTGTTAAGTCCATTTCGGAAACATCCGGCGATCCGGCTTACTATGTTTTAGGTATAGAGGGCGACATGATGTTTGTCACTGATGACTTGGTACGTTGTCAGGTCTACACATCCGGACACGTTAAATACTACTGGGTTCCGGTTGCCTCGGTTAATGATGATTCGATTCTTATACTTAAATCCGTATTTCCCAATGGTACAGTTCCTGCCGTTGGTGATGATCTGGTTCAGATGGGTAACCTCACGAATCCGAACAGACAGGGTATTTTGTATCTCACCGCTTCGGAAGATGGCAAACCGCGCATTTCTGTACTGGACGGGGTAAACTCCACGTCTTTGGCCGGAAAGAACAAAGTGATTTTGGGTTGTCTTGATGGCATGACGGATACAGACTTTCCGGCTGACTTCCAACCCTCCGGATACGGCCTGTATGCGATGAACTGTTTCCTGAAAGGGATTTTCATTCTGAGAAATGGAAAGAGCATCGAACAGGAGTTTAGTAATATTGCTACTGAATTATCAGCCATACCGGGAAAAATTGAACTATCCGTAACAACAGAATTAAATAAGCGTGTCATAGGTGGTGCTAATCTCTGTTTAAAATCGGGTGTATGTATTACTGGCGTAGAGAATCATCTTCGTATAAACATGTCTAAGTATTGGCGTGATTTAAGGGGAAAGAAAGTTACTTTGTCTTTTGATTATGAATATAGCAACTTTGTTTTAGGTCGAAATAGTCGTATAGGGCTGGAAGAAGGTGTATTAAAGGATGGTACATCAAACTATTACTATATCGGTGCGTGGAAGTACTTCGATTCTACTTCATTGAAGGCCGGCACAGGTAGATTTGTTCATACTATTACCGTTCCGAATGATATTGTTAACGCACAAAATATCGGTATAGGATTTTACATACAAGTCGGTGATGGTACCACGATGAAAATATGTAATCCTCAGATTGAAATCGGTGATACTGCAACCGAATGGAAGCCTGCGCCAGAAGATGGAATAATAGAATCTAAGGAATATACTAATAGTCAAATTAGTGTAGTCGAAGGTAAGATAACATCCACCGTTGAAAAGATAAATACCGTTGATGGACGTGTTACCGGACTTGCTTCACGCGTCGAACAGACCGAAAAAAGTATCACGTCTGTTGTTGGTGATATTGGTGTTATTAATAGTACCACCAATAGGCATATATCAAAGCGGATAGATTTAAGAGGATGGGACAATAATAAGTTTTTCCCGTTGGTTATAAGTATTCCGGTTTACCACAAAACAAGGGTTGAAATAAGTAGACCTCTTGATGCGGGATACGGAAAACCTTCATACGGTGCACATGATGGCGGTTTTTCTATGAACTTAACGTTTGAGATGTCCGGTTCGGGTTGGGGTTCGTTGCCAGCAGTAACCAATATCTTTGACTATACTAAAGCATGGATTTCTGCGGGTGCAAAGATAGTTGTTGATTTGGGACAAATAACTGAAACGTCTACGTGTAGAATGGGTATTAGGGGCGGTTCTATGTATGACGTAACAGTAGATGATACTATTGACTCAAACGTAATCAACGTTTATCAAACCGATTATCACGGTTCGTATAATACATCGTTCCCCGTTCGCACCGATGGAACTGAACCCGTCCGCACATACGGATACTATACCGAAATAAAGCAGACGCAGGAAAGCATAGCTTTAACTGCAAACAAAGTGGACGATCAAGGTAGGCGATTAAGTGCGGCTGAGTTAACTCTAAGTTCAGACCACGCAAAATTAAGCGTAGTAGAACAAACGGCAAATTCCGCCAATTCCTTAGCAGGCACAGCCAATAACAAAGCCGAAGCCGCAGACGGTCGTGTCACCGCCACCCAAAACGGCTTAGTCGAAACCGGAATCAACATCACCTCCCGCAAGATCGTTTTGAAGTCAGACAACGTTCTCTTTCAAAATAACACAGGTCAACAGACAGCCGCCATCAACGCAAACGGCAAACTGTCTGCCAATGTGATTGAAGCGGCGGAAGTGGTGGCACAGGCATTTTCAGCACAGAGGATCACAACCGGAAACCTTACGGTAACTGATGGTGCAAAGATCGGTGCCTGGAATATATCGGGAGGCTCTCTTGTTTCGGCAAGCAATTCGCAGGCTAAGATCCTGTTAAACATGTCCGGTAATAAATTCCTTCGTATTAACGAAGAGGGGGACAGCCCTACAACTTCACGCACAGCATTGATGTCCATACGAAACGACAATTACAGTGGTCTAAGTATTGAATCATACGGAAGTTCCGGTTTTGCTCTAAGATGTTTGGCTAACGCAGGCACTGCAAATTCGATAGAATCGTATGGAAGCCATATTTTCGCCCAAAGGGGCGGTGAAAAGTGGAACGCTCCCGGAATGCTGTGTACCGGATATGTATATCAAGCGGGTACAGTCACTAATGAATGGGGCAACGGGTGCACCTTAACCAGTGCACAGAAAATAGCTACTGGAAAATACAGGATATACCACAACTTACGTCATCCGCAGTACGCTGTCTTAGTACAGGGATTGGGTGGTTATGGTTGGGTATTCGGTCAGGTAGAGACGCAAAACAACTCTTATTTTGAGGTTTTAATGCTTGACGCAAACAAGGGTCCCCGTGATTGTCCATTCCGTGTGTTTGTTGTAGGGCGCAACGTTTGGTAAACAGCATTGTCAGCGCAGATTACAATGATAAATTCAAAATAAATAAAATATGAAAATCAATTTTAGAAGAATTAAAGTAAAAACAGCTATTGACGGAGAAGTTGAAGAGTTCGACGTGGCTAAAACAGTAGGAAACGCTATTTACTGTAATACACCCGATTTGGGTGAATTGGAGTTTGCCCAACGGATATATAAAGAAGGTGAAATTGAGATCGACCAACAACGGGCAGATATTATCCGGGCTTATATTCCACTGCCAACCACTATCCCGGCAGCGATAAAGGTTGCAGTTCTCAATGAATTAGACAAAGTAATTATTAACTCTCAAAATCAATAAATTATGTTTCAAGAAGAATCAAGAACAGTTCAAGTAAACGGTAAAGCCGTTTCAGGAGATTATCAGTACAATGTAAACTACAGTGTCAATAACGATAATCTCAGCCGCCTTCATTGTGAAATCATTAAAACGGTCACGGAAGATATTGACACCCCTACAGGCAAGCAGCCCGTAACCTCCGGGCGGTATATCGGGTATTTGCTGTTGGAATCAGGCAGTAAACAAATGTCCCTTCCGGAGTCGGAGAATGTTGCAGCGCACTTTGAAGT